TAAGTGTTTGAAAGTTATAGTTAGATATACTTTGCTTTAATGAGTTAGCTGTTAATGGATATGATAGGGAATCTGCAATTTTTAAAGATATATTTTCACACACTCTTAAAGTTAAAAATAACTGAGCCTGCATCAAGTGTCTAGTTGCCGTGTTGGAAGCATTTACAGCCATTTTTTGTAAACCTAACAACGAGTCTTTGTCTGGAGTAGAAGCATCTCTCGCTTCGTTCAAACCAGTCACATCTCTTATCATTTGTAAATAGTACTGATAAGTACCTATTAAACTTTGTATTTTAGATTGTCCTGAGGATGACGCTAATTCTTGAATAGGTATTTTACCAGCGTTTAAAGATCCGTCTTGTGTAAGTGATCTACCCACAACAGATCCTGTTTGGAAATACATGTTTAATGCTTCTGCTGGATTATACGTTGTACCGTTACCTAAATCAACTTCGGCTAAACCGTCCATATCTAAGAATACACCATCTGGTACTATTCTAGACATTACTTGCTGAAGTTTTAAGTGAGTCAATTGAATCATATCAGCAAAACCAGTTATTCTACTTACCACAGACTCTATTCTTCCTTTGTATACCCTAGGAGCACATATAGAGTAATTCATTTCTACCTTTGTGGTATCAGCATAAGGTCTAGACATATTCTCTGCTAGCTTCCATTCTAGCATGTGGTTGTTACCTAAAATCTTAGCACCAGTGTATAAAACTTCTATACTTCTACTTACTCTTTCAAAATTATCATTAGATGGTGGATTAAAACTATCTGTTTTTTCTATAGCTTTTTCTAAACCACTATCTGTAGTCTTTATTTTAAACACTTGGTTCATGTAAGTCTTATATTCAAAATACATAACTTGCACAGTGTTTGAATCGTAATTACCCCAACCCGTTATGTATTGAGAGTTACCAGGCATTTTCTGTATAGAATCTAGCTCTTCCTCTGTTATATGAGGAAACTGCTTTTTTAATTCAGATATAGTTATAGATTTTACTTCACCAACATAGTATATGTCTTCAAAGTTAGGATCTTCAGTGTACGAGTAAACCATATAAGCTGGGTCAACGTAGTCTATAGTTACTCCATTTGAAGGATTAAAACCTGTTTTAACTGCAGCTATACCTAAAACAGTTAGATCGTAGTTTAATCTACGCCTAGTTAGATTATATTTATTCCTAGCTAAAGTGTTGTTTATAACTTCTTCTTCAGCAACTTCAACACCTTGTTTATAGGAGAGTTGCATATGTAATTCTAACTCTTCAAGATTAGAAGGTAATTCATCTTGGTTTAATTTAGATCTTGAAAAATCTACTCCAGTATTTTCTTTAGCTTGCTGTATTAAATCTTGAGCAACCATATCAGCCGCTATTTCATTAGCGTGGTCTGTTCTTTTCTTTTGACTTTCAGGATCTTGTGCGTAAGCAACTATATCGTATTCTTTATTAGACATTCCATTAACAACAATGTCTACGAACTTAGGTATAACTGGTACAGGCTTCCAGTCTAAATTTAAGTAAGATAAATCACCATTTATTGATAACTCGTCTTTGTACTTCGCTATAGATTGTTCACCTCTAGCATACAATCTAAGTTGATGGTAGTTGCTGTAGCTTTGAGCGTATCTGTTACCAGAACGACCTTCTTGAAACCACTCTCCCTCGATAGCTCTAGCTACTTGAATACCATAATCTAAGCTTGCTTTTACTTCATCGCTAACTACTTGGCTAGGGAAAGAGCTATTACCATTGGTGTATACTTTCATTTATCTTATAATTTTTGACGATGTTCCTTTATTATCGTATCGTTTTATACCTAAATCTATATTTTTACGCTCTCTTCTCGCTACAGGTGTGTATCTATTCTTATTACAAGCCATTATAGCTAGACCTGAACTTATGGAGGCATCGTGCTTTGTTCTATTGTTTATGTTGAATTTAGCCCAGTCTTCCAGTGTTCTTTGAAAATACATATTACCATAACCATTAGGTGTGTTACCTACGTTTTCTTCTATATATGTTTCTATAGCTGCTGCATGCGACTGTTTCATATCTTCACTGGAGTTAGGTACTCCACCTATTTCTCTTTCAGTTACAGACAATTTATTATATACTTTATCTGGTCTATTCATTGAAAAACCTCTATAACCTCTTCTTTTAAAATGATATAATAATCTAGGTTTGTTATTTTCTGCTAATATAGGCATACCGTAAAATACGCATGCCATTAATACATCTTCAAAAAATATCTCAGCAGTCTGAGGTCTAGCTATATATTCTAAAAAAAATAAATTAGGTGGTACGTTTTCCATAGAAAACTTTGTTAAACCATGTAGAGATCCGTTAGAACCTCTCTTGTCGACAGTACCTGATATATCATAACTATCACAGCCAAAAGCTCCGCAGTGATCATTACCAGGGTATTTAATACCGTTTTTTATTATTACTCTATTCTGTAGGTTAACAGGTGGAACCCATGATATTCTAAACCTTCCATCTCTATTTGGATAGAATAATACCCTACTGTCTTTTATTCCGTTTTCCCACATAAAACTACCCGTTGTTATCGTAGAAGTGTTATGCAGATCAGCGTTGTAGTCTATCTGTTGATATATTTTAGTTAGATTAAATAAAGATTCTTTAGCTTCGTCTCTAAAAGCGTGTTCCTCTGTGCGCGGGAACTGTCTATAGTATTCATTTAACCCATCTTGATCATCTTTCAAACCATCAACTTCATTCTGCCAATGCTCTATAACTCCTTGACTTATAACATCGCCTAGAGGATCTAAAACATTTTCCTTGGGTGTATCGAATACAGGTAATCCATAAGAATCAATGAATCCTTCGTAGTTCCATTCCATAGGAATGAACAAACTATATAGTCCCGAGCTAGTCTGACCGTTGCGGTTTCTTTTTGTTGCATCAGAATCATAATATAACTTTTTAAAATTCTCACCACCTTTATCTAAAGCGTTTGACGTACTACCCATCATACACTTACCTATAATTCTAGAACCTAGTCTTAAACACGTTTTTGTAACTCGCCAGTTATTTAATATATTATTTGGCCTCTCCCATTTTCCACTTTCATCATGTACTAGTAATCTTAGTTTTTCTCCATCGTAGGCGTTATCACCTGTGTTTTTCCAGTCAACCGTGGTGTCGAGCCCATCAAGTGTTTCGGCTTTAGAGGTTTCAGTGATGGATTTTCTGGTAAGTTTCGAGGCGGGGACGCGATAGGCGAGTTCCGTCTTCGGCCTGTCCATACCGTCTTGGATCGGTTTAAAGAAGAAGGGATAGTTAACAGAAATGGGTACAACCTTATCTGTGAACATTTTCTTAGCATCGGCTCCAGATTTGGACAATATCCCAAAGCGTGAGTCCGACGATATTGTGGCCATATTAACTGTCTCCCCAGACGCCATGAATGAAAATCCTGAACGTCTATTCTTGAGATATGACATTCCATAACACCTGGTGTCAGCTTTGCAAGCTTCCCAGAATATGTAGAATAATCTGTTTGATTCCCTAAAGTCTGGTTGCCCAACATCAATCTTGGACCACTGCAAGTACATAAAGTGAGTACCAGTAATGTAAGTAGCCAAACCTTTATTATTGAACCAATGACCG